CTGGCGTTAAGCCAAGATTTATTTGGACTTCTTTAATTATGTCTTTGCGACCTGCAAACTTCATATATTATATTAATATAATTAATAGAGTTTTCTAGGAAGAAACCACAAAAGAATTTTCAAGACCCAACTCTAAGGAGACTCAGGAGGTGTGCTTGCCCATTCTCTTAAAGCAGGGATGGCGGCAATAATCGCGTCCATCGCATCTTTAACCTCTGGCACCTCGTCAACGCACTGCCAAAAACCTTTTTTTCCATTCTTCCGGTTTGGGACATGAATATGCCCTACGCCATCATTATCAGGAGTTATGTGAATTTTCTTGGCATCTGCGTCATAGGGTAAACATTCGATATTAATACCGCCCTTATCGGGTCCTGACTCAGCAGTATTTGGGACACAGATGCTGATAGACTTCAACCAAATAGAATCAAAGGTTTCTTCTGGGCGAGCGGGGACTACAAAAGGTTCGTTTCTTGGGATTGGATCGTTTGACATGGCTAATTATTTACATTAAAGTTAATTGTATACTATTATAGTATACACCAATTTTCAGTAGCACACACCCGTTTACACAAAAAAAGACTTATAATGCCCCACTCTAATCCTTGGGACTATAACAGGTTTTACTCCTGTTTCCTTGAAGCAGTTCTGACAAAAACTAACGTCTTCAAAAGCCATCTCTTTATAAGGCCCTATCTCCTGCATATTATAAGTGAAGAAAGGATATGCCATCTTCTCTAAGAGAGAAGTGTGAATCTTAGTGAAACCAAACCCAGTAAAGTCTGCTTCTACTATAGTATTTGGATTTTCTTTAGCTAGATTTTTCAAGCTATCAACAGAGAAAAACGGCATATAATGGTTTTTCATGAAGAAGTCAGTGTCCCACTTCCCACACATCGCATTGTCTCCTAAATCAGATCTATACCAACCACTACAAAATTTATATTCTTCAGGGACAGAGAGCAAGTCTTCTACTTGTTCTATTGTGAAAGTGACATCGGAATCAATCCAGAAAAGCCATTTTGCTTTCGGTATTTTAGGGTTAGCAAACCCGCTACCACCTGTAGCTAAATAATTACGAGCAAAGTTAACAAAGAGTTTGTGACAAGTTAATATCTTAGAATTGTTTTTATCACACCAAGACTGTAATTCAAGATAACGAGGGAAAATGTTACCGGGAATCCCGCTACCAATCGGCACCAGAAAAAGACAATCAAGCATACATTATTATATGTGCTTACCCCATTGATTCAAGTTCTTCCCTCTCAATCCGCACTGACTCAGGTTGATATTGCTCGCGCCACTCTTGAAATGATATTTCTTGCTCTAAAGATAACTTCTCAGCATCAGTCAGGATCATGCCATCGTCCTCCACTAAGAGATATGACCCCCCTTCATTGCTTTCAGAGACTTCCCAGCCATACATGAATTCTGATTCATCTTCTTCATTCTTGGGCCGTCCCAGTTTTTCCTGCCAAAGCTCTCTGCTTCTTTCTTCGGCACCACTAATATTATTAAATTTTAAATATCTCATGCGTAATCAACTTCGTTATATATTGCGATATTTTTCTCTAGTGCAAGTTGAATGTCATCACTTAATGCGGCTGATCCCGCACTGGAATCGAAAACATAAACTTCTCTGATTATTCCATTAAAGGGATTGTTGTTTATTCTTCTGCAACCAATTCTAAATCTATCCGATCTGCCAATGTGTTTGTCCTCGTTTACGTCTCTAGTAGTTTCAACCCCGTTTACTCTAACTATCATTGACTTGCCATCTCCACCTGATGCACTAGATCTTGCTCTGTCGTATCTCGCGCTAACTATTGTGCGCGTATCTGTGTCGTAACCAGTAGCAGTATCTTCGTCAAAAGAATCTACAGCTAACCTGTAAGCGGCAGTGCTTAAGTATATTAGTTCTGCTCCATCATTAAAATTATCTAAATTAGAAATAAGACCACCTGCCCCTGAAAAATTAAATACCTCGCCAACAAAAATCATAGTAAAATCATCGTCACTATTAGGGAGCCTGTAATTGTTTACTTGTAAATAATCTCCAGACGCACTAAATCCCCCAGACGTAACACATTTAAGTCCTCTGTTAAACACTCCTGAAGAAATTAACTCAGGCTGTCTACTTGTAGTTGTTTGGACTGCATCTGGATCTTTATCAAAACCCGTCCAAGAACCTCCACCCGGCTGTGTGCTGCTATTACCACTTTGGTTATACCACTTAGTAACGAAAGCTGAGTCGCTCCCTACAAAAACTCTAAGAGTATCGCCAGAGCTAGTCATACTGCTAAGGGTCACCTCTTGTCTGTCGCCAAAATAAACATCTGCTTCTGTATTGTCAGAATCTCTTCTAACTCTAATAGCTGCACCAGTATATCCAGCGCGTAATTTACGAAGGCCGTAAGCTAATCTAGCCGTAGGCACCTCCGCATTATCTAAAGGAGGCGGGACGTTTCTTCTTGTCGCCCCAGCAAGTGAAGGTCTTATAATCATATTAAATTACCGAATACTGCATAACTATTGGATGCGATTCTAACTATAGAAGCTGGTTGATATCCAGATGCTAGAGTCACAGTGCCATTTGTCACGCCATTAACAATCATACTACTGGAAGCCACAATGTCAACATCTGATGTTGAATGCATTACAGAACAGTTAAAGTCTGAACCTAAATCACTTGTTATTGATATTTGATCGAATGATGTAGATGTGCCATTTATAAATGAACCATTTTCAGCAGCAGCTAAAGTAAAGTCTGAACTTTTTTCGGATATGTGGAAACCTCCTTTTATAGCTCCTGAGACATGAAGTTTCGCAGCTGGATGACTTGAACCCACCCCAACATCACCTTGAACTATTAAGCCATTAGAAGGTGCGGAGATGCTTTGATAACTTGTTCCTATATTTGCCTGACCGTAAACTCCAAGACTATTAGTGGCGCTATAAGTTCCAATCCCAACATTGCCAGCAACTATTAAACCTTGAGCTGGAGGAGATTGGCCAACCAAAGCAGTCCCGATAACCCCACTTCTCGCATATGAAATCCCTTCCACATGGAGTTTATGTGCAGCGTTGGGAGAGGCAGTCCCTATACCGATATTGCTATTTGAAGCTACTGTAAGTGCTGTAGTCCCTGCTGTAGAAAACGAGATTGTATCAGTGGCAAAATCAATACGGTTGTCTGTATCTCCATCATGGAAAATTGTATCCTGAAGATAGATACTACCGAAAGTCGGAGAACCACCCGGATTAACTGGAGTATAACCCAACGCATCTGTGACGTTGCTAGAGTTAATGCCAGTGATAAAGTCCGCGATGTCGTTATCGTTGAGTAAAGCCCCTGTTGTCGAAGGATCTACAGGAGTGTATCCCAAAGCACTAGTTACATCGCTACTGCTTAAACCAGTAAAGCCAATTGAATCCCCAGACAAAAGATAAGGTAAACCATTCAATGTGATACGGCTACCCGCCCCGGTTCCCGCAACCTCGCCTGACACATAAAGTTTATGAGATGGATCTACTACTCCTATACCCACATTACCATTTGACAGAATAACCATCTGGTCTGCCAGTGCTGAACCATTATAAGTCCCAAAGGTAAGACTGTAGTTGCCGTTCTTCCCTTCGATGATCTGAGCGTCTCCTGCTCCCCATCTTACCCTGCTAGAAGAAGCAATCTCAATGTTGCTGGAAACTGTTACAGTTCCATTTACATCTAACGCGGAAGATGGATCGTGGGTTCCTATTCCGACTTTTTGGCTAAACAAGCCTGTGTATCCAGAGATGTCGCCTATTACTTCCAGCTTGGCTGTTGGATTAGTTGTTCCAATACCTACATTATTTGATTTAAAGGCTATTGTTTGGTAATTATCACCTGCTCCAGTTATTCCCACATATCCGTATTGACCAGTTAATGCTCCGTTACCATTATTAAATCCAACTATGGCGGCAGCTATTGCGTTCCCGACATTTATCTGAGTTTCATCATTGACAGAACCCCCACCTATAAATTCAGCGACATAATTGAGTGCTGTGCCATCGTCATCTTTTACAGAGAACCTTCTTCTTGGGCTATCTGTTCCTATACCAACATTACCGTCATCATGAATTCTCATGGCTTCGGAATAAGACCCTCCACCTATGAATTTCAAAGCCCCAGCATAACTACCTCCGACAGATAAATCATTTGATGAATCAAGTTGAACAACAGTTCTTTCTGTGCCTCCAGAGTCTTTAAATCTGACTTGTTTATTATTATCTAATAAAATATGACCACCTGCTAGATGCAATGACGCTGTTGTTGGTGTCACTGTATTAAACAATCCAGTCGCACCTGATATATATTGAGTGCTAGTTATGGAATCTGTAGTGCTAGCGCCCCGCGCCGTCACGGTTGCGAGAGTATCCGCTTCAGCCGAGAGTGGGGTGAACCCGAGAGCGTCTGTTACATTGCTAGAATTTATGCCTGTAATAAAATTCGCAATATCATTATCGTTGACTAACGCGCCCGTAGTTGATGGATCGACGGGTGTATATCCGAGTGCGTTCGTAACATTGCTAGAGCTTAATCCGGTAAAGGTGTCATTGAAATCCCCAGACAAAAGATAAGGTAAACCATTTAGTGTAATTCGACTACCCGCTCCAGTTCCCGCCACCTCACCAGACACATAAAGTTTATGAGATGCATCTAAAACACCTATACCTACATTACCATCGGAGGAGACGGTTAGCCTCTTAGATCCATTCGTTTCTAAATGAATAGTATCTGTTTCAAAACTCAGCTTAGTGTTTTCGTCCCCTGCGTGTCTTACGTCAGTAGATATTTCTGCGCGACTTGCTACTATAGCAGCACTACTCTTAATATCACCGACAACTTGTAGAGGTTTAGAAGGATTATTTGTTCCTATACCTACCTGACCATCGTTATCTATTGTAAGCCTAGCATCTGAGCCAGCTTCTCTAATATTAAATCCATTACCATCTACGCCCAACAAGAAATCATTATTAGAATTAGCGTCAAATAAGATAGAGGGAAAATTACTACCATTTAATTTAATATTATTACCATAACCACCCGCATGACTATCTCCCGTGGCACTGACTGTTAAAGAAGAACTTACATCAGTTGTATTAATACCTATACCATCTTGGAATAATCCTGTTGTCCCAGAGATATGCGGCCCAGTAGAGATAATGGAGGTGGTTGTTGTGTTCCCTCGATCTGTAACAGCTTGAAGGGTGTCTGTTTCTGAAGTAGAAACTGCGTTCCCATTTATGAAAAGACCACTTGTTGATTCAACATAAACTCCATTTTCAAAATGCATACTTAATGCATTAGCTCCTGTGGAAAGAGCTTCAGTTGAAGATGCGTCCGAAAGAACAAATGCACCACTATGTCCATTTTGGACTTTAGAATAATTACCAGCAACTAAAGCGTTGTCTGCTATTTGAATTTCATTGTGATTTCCAGCGAGAATAGCTGAAGACTCACCTGATAATCTGTTTTGTAATCCTCCTGCTACAAAACTGTATCTTCCTGAAAGAGTATTATTTCTTCCTCCTCCTATCACGCTATAAACTGACGCTTCATCTAACTTATTACCATATCCACCCACAATCACCCCGCCATCTGATCCGCTTAATATATGATTGCGAGCACCACCGCCAACAAACCCAAAGTTTGAATCGGTAATTATTCCTGAATAACCTCCTGCGATGGCAGAGACTAAACCTCCAGACTCAATTAAATTGTTGAACCCTCCCCCAATAAATGCAGCCTTAGTAGAATAAATATCATTATTATATCCTCCCACACTAGAAGAGTAATTAGATCCAGTTATACAGTGTCCTGATCCCCCACCGATGAAACCAAAATCACCTCCATCAATGTCATTGATAGCTCCACCCCCAATAAAATCAAAATCACCAGAAATCACATGTCCACTTCCCGCTATAATAACAGAGCCAGTAGAATACACATTAGAGTCGGTGGCTGATATTACCGCCTTATCATAAGCGACCTCAAATGGAGCGTTGCTAGTAGGTGTAGTTTTTCCGAAAACTATTTTCGGCAAATCAGCGTAGCTTTGCTCACCAGCCTTTGTATTAAAAACTAATTTTTCACTACCAGCATTCTGCATCCTAAATGCCGCTTCACGGGCAGAACTTAATTCAGCTTTTATAGCATCTGCCCCAGCAGAATCTTTGATTGTTAATGACCCCTGATCATTACTGTCAACTTCAGCCACGTATTTTGCTGCATCTCCAGCAGCATTATAAAGTTTAGAAAAGCCTCTGTTGTTTCCATCGCTACCTTCTTCAGTGCTTAAAGTTCCATCTGAAGCAAAAGTTTTGGTTTCACCTGTGACATGCAAATCACCACTCAAAGAAATATTGTCTTTTATCCTCGCTCTTTCCGTTCCTGCTGTAAACCAAGTGATTGTGTCATCAGAAGGGAAACCAAAATAAGTATTAGTGTCCCCTTGGTGTTCAATAAAGCTATTAATTTGGATTACACTGCTGCCACCCATTATAAGGTTTGTGGTAGCGGTGTTACCCTCTGTAAGAGTTTGCTCTATTGTGCAACATGATGAAGATCCACCTCCACCTCCACCTTCTCCTGAAATCAGGTAAATGTTACCGAACATGTCGGTCATTCTGCCGCTCACACCAGAACCAGAATAACTGTTAGCGAACATAGTTCCTCCCCCTTGACCGTCATCAACATTTAAATCGTTGCCTAAAGCGTAGAAAGCTTCTTTCCCCTGAGGAATGCTAGCCAGTCGGAAATTTTCTCCTCCAATTAAAAAATCTTGTGTATCTATTCCAACTTTGCTAGCTGTCCTAAGTTTTATAAATAAATCTTTATCGAGGTCGATATGGGACTGATTGTAATTACCAAAATCATTAGCATATAATCTTATATGTTGGCCTTGCGTTTGATCCAACGGAAAGGTGCCAAGAAAATTACCTTGATCTAAAATATCTAAATTGCTTCCTGTATTTGAAGCATAAACACCTACTGTATCATATACCGTAGTGCCAGGGACTTGATCAAAGAAAAGTTGTAAATCAATATAACCAGATACCCCACTGTGGTTTAATTGCTGTTGACTAAAACCTCTTTGGGCAGCTTGTGCATCAGCTAGAGAACCAATAGCTCCTGTGTTTAAAGTTTGGTTCCCTGTAGATTCGTTGAGTTGAAGTCCTCCTGATGTTGTCGCATAGACTTTTTCTATACTTAAAGTGTTACCATAAAGAAGAAAGTCTGAAATATGACTATTGCCATCTGTATTTAAAACCTCAGTCCTTATCCCGAAGTTTCTAGTGTAGCTACCAAATACGCCTATATTATCAGTTTTGCTAAAAGTAAAAGCGGGAGAAGTAGAAATTCTATAATTAGAGGAAACAACATTTCCTTCTATATCTAATATACTAGTTTTTATACTCTCAATAAAATTATCAGCTTCTACGGCAGCGGCGTTCGTTAATATTCTTCCCTCTCTGCCGACAACAGAATTGATAATAGTTACAGTGCTAGCAGTATATACTCCACTTCCCGTAGGGATTTCATTAAGATTCCCACTATTGATTGGGAAATTTATTTGGAACTCATTAATATCCTTAGTCTTAAATGGCCCCTCGTAAAAACCACTTGTAGAAAAATCGCCAACTGTTGATCCTATACCTACTTTACCAGTTACAGATGATCCAACAACTCCTTCTTTTTTGTATTCGGCGTAAAGTGCTCCGCTGAAATCAGTGTTTTTGGGTAGGCTATAAAAATTATTTAAATCATTTGTCCCTATCCCCAAGAAACCTGTTGCTTCAGCCCTGATGTCTCCCATAGGAGTATTTCCCCCCAGCACAGTTCCTGTCGAATTATAAAAATATGTAGGGCTTACAAAGTTACCTGTTAGTGTTTCAGGCATCGCTTGGCCCGAAGCCACTACATTTAAGAATCTTACTGAGTCCCATCCACTAGCTACTGCTGTGGACCTCCATCTACCCCCCACTCCCGTTGCTGCTAACGCATTTGTGTAAGCTTTTCTAAAAACCACAGATGCTCCATCATGAGCAGCCACTGATAATACATTGTAACCTGTGTCCGACATCTTTATAAAATTTGAATTTGATCAACAAATGATTTGCTAAATGTTAAAAGGTCATCATAAACAACAAATATTCCTGAAGAATCGTAGTCCGAATCAAAATAAGCATTAGCTCCGTCTGCCTTAGCGTTGTTACCTAGCGCGTTTACTCTATAATTAAATACCCCCACTTGATCTAAATCACTAAACTGGTGTCCTGTAGTTGTTACACTTGTAGATTCTGTTACGCCATTTGGGTGGACTAACTCAACGCCATACCCACTACTATTGGCAACAGCACTCCAATTGCCCGTTATTGAAAAAGTATCAGTCGTAGCATCTGGCACTCCCGAGATTACGCTATTTATTACAGGAGCATCTAGAGGACAGTATACAATTTTATTTATAGTTTGGCATTTTTGATAACTAAAAGTGTCAGCTTCATTTTCTATGCTTATATTATCTTCTATTAGCTCAAATTTACCTGTTTCATATTTAGTAGCTGTAACTAAATATTCATTAGTTCTTTCTCCTTTCATGGAGACTACTTTATAAATAAAAGGGCTAGCGTCTTTTATTTCCAATTTAGTAGAGCTGCCTAGTTTGATAAATGGCAACACTTCAGGTCTATCGAAACCAGAGAGAACACTACCATAGTTATTATAACCTGCGCCTGTTAATTGATCTTCATTTGCTAAAATAGTGGTTACGTTTAAGACTGTTAATTGTTCTGGTTTTAATCCCTCTAATTCAGAGGTTAAAACCCCATGCGTAGGTCTAGAACCAGCACCAATGTAAGCCTCAGAATCAAATCCCTCAAAGGAATGTAAAGTTCCACGCCTATTTGCTGCCGTAAAGTCAAACTCCGCTATTTTCCCCGTCCCCATCGCAGCTAAGGTGTGGTCTCCTGTGGATTCCGATATAAAATCTCCCGAAAATAAATTTAAAGCTTGTGTCCCTGACGCGAAAACCCAACCAGTTACCCCCGTTTCGAAATAAAGCATGGTGCCGCTACTAGGAATACCTGTGTATAAAGCATATTGCTTGTAACGTGGGTCTAACTGCTGCGTAGCTCCTGTGTAACCATCTTTGTATCCTGAAAAATTATACACTCCTGTATACCTAGCCCAAGCAACATCTATGTTTTCCCCAGTTACTGTAAATTCTTGATAACGTTGCCTCCTAAGTGTAGCAAATCCAGTCTCTATTTCATCAAAACCATCTGCCCCTGTTGGGTTCATGACTGTCAAAACAGGATTCATTTCAGAGGGAGAATAAGTATTGCTCACTCGGATTATCTCTTTCTCTAAATCAACATCTAAAACTTTGCCGAAGTTGGCTTTATTTGTTTTTAAGTCATCTTCAATAAATACCAAATCTCCAGGCTGACACAAAAGAGTTTCTAGACCCGCAGTGAAGGCTACTTGTTGGTTTTCTTTTATTTTAGAAAAAATTTGATGTTGCGCTACTCTTCGCGCCATAGCTCTAGAAGTTATACCCACACCTTCTATTCTTTTCTTAAAAATACCCTTTTCCTTGATGCTGTCTTCGTCTTCTACGACTTCTATTTTAGGAGAGAAATTATCAAATCTGTCCTTAAAACCCACTTCAATAACATTAAACTGTTCATCTCTTCTGTTATTTGAATAGAAAAATAAACCATCTTTAACATTTTCGTTGGTAAAGATGTTGACAGGTTCTCGCGGTCTATCGTCTACAAAATTTATACTAGAGTTGCTAAAGAAAACTCTCCCCCTGAAAATAGCCGCGATGGTATTGATGGCATCAAATATTTTTTGCCCTTGTTCAAAAACAATATTACATGAAAAACGAGGCTCTTTTCCTCCTCTACCATCTGTAACCCCCTCGAAATATCCTTCATCATCTACTGCATCACAAAATCTTCCTATCCTATATAACTCCCATATATTAATTTCATTTATATTAATATGAGAACCCATCCCGTAACGTTGATTAGTTAACAAGTCATATAAAATCCAAGCTGGATTATCTGTCCATTCTGGCTGTGCCTTAAAACTTCCATCCCAATCACCTTTATATACTTGCCTATCTTTTTTATTTGTATTATCGAAAGCAGCTTGACTATTATAATATCTTTTATCTAGTTTAGTTTTGCTTATAGGGAAATAGTTACTAGGAACCTTTACTCTTTTTAATTTACAGTCGAAACTACGTCTTGGAATACTTGTAAAAGATCTAGAGTCTAGCCGTGTTCCTACGATAGCGGAAAAAGGGTAAGGTAATGAGACATCAATAATTTCTGTTACTTTACCAAGCTGAACTACTTTATTTATTAGAACAGAATTTGTTTCGTATGATAATTTTGTGATTTTAACGTAGCGCTTTTCAGTGCTATCTTGGTCAATAGTCCCCGCCTCTATTCCTTGTTCTCCGTTAGCGCTTAATATAACTTGCTTATTGTTAATAGTGGGAGGTAATTCAAAACCTGCATTTAAATTTGGATCTCCTCCGTCTAGGTTCACAATAAATTCTCTAGTCGAATCTCCTCTATAATCAGGGTTTCCAATGTCTATGATTGTATTACCCTCGATAAGAGCGACTATTCTATAAGTGTAGGTTTTGTAAGGAGTCTGCAAACCCTCAGATCCATCTGAATTTAAACCAAGAGTTCCTGTTTCTACTTTTATATTCAAAACAGCTGGGAATTTAGATGCTATATCTAGGGGATCATCAGCCGCTTCAGGTTTATGTTTGTAAGTTAAAGTGTCATTTAAAGCACTTATGTTTAAACTAACAAATGCTCTTGTAACGTTTGGATTGTAAACAGTATGAACAACAGGGACTGCATCTTCGTCCCAATTCGCAAGAGACCTATTAGCCCAGTTTGAATAATTTAATAGATCGTCAGCATTATCGACTCTTTGATCGTCACTACCTTCCTTCAGAGGTAATCCATTTACATCTACTTGAAGATTGTAATTGTCTGCCCCTTCTAGTAAAACAGCGGGTCTATTTAACATCTCTGCATTCATAGATAACCTTTGAGGAGCATACTGGTATGAGCCTTTAACTTCTGGTCTGCTGTGATTCTGCCCAGCAACCAACTGAGATTGCTTACTAGCATTGAATGGTCCGAACAGCTCTCTGTTGTAAAGATGATCTATAAATACAGTTCTAAAATAATTTAGAGGTTCTTGGTATTCACTACCATTTCTAAATTCAGCAAGAATATTTGAAAAATTAAATTTTAAATCAGTAAGTCCATGTTTCCCTAAAAACCTCGCAGGTAATTGACTTTTAGCATATTTAAAAGATTGTAGATCTTTTAATAAGGTATAAATTTCCTTTGGAACGCAATAGGTTTTCCCTAAAACACCGTCTTGGTATCTGTCTAAATTGTTTGAAGACTCTATACGACGAAAGCTTCGCCCACCCTGCTCCCTAGAAATCTCAAGCACAGAAATTGTTTGTGTCTCAATGGAAAGAGGCACTTTCATTAAAACAAACCCCTTCATTTCCCCAGTTAAGTTGCCGCTTGTATCAATTGTAGGACAAGTAACATCAAAAAATTCGACACCTTCCTCCTCTAATAAATTCTTTAAAGACCATTCGTTACTAGTGCCGAATGGTCGGGTCATCATATTTTCTAATTCTATTACTCCATCTTTCTCTCCCGCCGAAAGATTTAAGGTAGTTAGTTCGTCACTGTCCTCCTCGTTGACTTTTACAATTGTATATAGACAAGGCTCTTCATATGTTATCCCCTCATATAAGCTAAGAATATGGTTTTTGAGTAGATCAACCGATCCCCCTCCTCTCCAGCCTAAAGCAGATAAAGCTTTTTCAGCTAATGTTCTCTGTAAGGAGTTAGCATTTTCTTCAGATTCTTGGTTATCTAAAAAGAGCTGATAAATTGCGTCTATTTCTGTCGTTACAAATTCTTGTAGTCGCGTTAGAGCATCATCAAAAAAATACCCATATTCCCAATCCCAGTGCTCTTGGATTGACATTCTCCCAAGAGGATCTGTATCAGTCTCTGAGTCCCACCCCGCTACATTTGTAAATGGGCAGCACATAAAATTTGCCGAGCTAAATGTGCTGTCGTCTAACCAAAAAACATCTTTATGATTTATTAAACCATAAGTTCCTACGTTTCTCCCGCCTATTGAAGTGTCAAACTCATAGTTGGCGTCCGCTAACGGACCTGCTTGATAAAGGGCGTTTTCATCATTTGTCCCGTATACAGTATTTCTTTTGCCATTTAAAAACCAAGGGAAAGTTTCTTCGGGAGAAATTCTATTTTTAATAAAAGCTCTTAAATAAAAATCATGCTGACGCGCCCAGCCTCCAACTGAAAAATTAGAATTGTGACCACCTACTGACCAGAACCTATACCATTTTACAAAAAAGAGTGGGCAATCAGCCCAAGCATCACCTTCCAAAGCGTTGAGTCCCTTGTTAAAATTATTACCAACGGTTCTTGGTAAACCGCTAACCCTAGCTGAACTAGATCTTAGATCAGCATTAGAAAGTTCTTCGAAGAATTTTTGACAATTTTTTGTGGCAGTATTATTTCCGTTAGCTAGTTCGCAGTTCAAAACCTCTAAGGCTTCAATTTCTACATCGCTTATCGTGAGGTCAGTTGGCTTATTAGAAACAGCCACTGGAGTATCGTCTAAGTAAATTCCTTGCAATATTCTCAACCCCTCCAAAACTCTACCTTCTCTATCGACTATGCCTTCAATGGGACCGTCAGATATTAAATCAATAGTTTCAGCGAAGCTATGAGAAGCCCCATATTGGAGATCTCCCAATTCAGGAGGTTTATAAACAGGAGGTTTAGGTTCATTCCCTCCACCTGCTCCAGCGATAGCTCTCTTTTTTAAGATATGATTCATTTAAAGCGCGTAGTTAGCTCCTCCATCACCCCCATTACCGTCTGCGAACTCCGTGCGGCTGTCTGTATCTGTATTCACGGTAGCTGTATTGTTTATTTCTATACCATCTGTTAATAAATACTGGGGATCTGCATATTGCGGATAAGACTTGATAGTAGCCTGTATTACTTGTGTTCCTACTAATAACCTGCCATATCCCACAGGCACGGGTGCTCCCTGACTGGCTAGGTTTACCCTATTACTAAAGACGAGAGATTGTGTGTTACCTCTAGCCTCTACCTCTAAAGCCTCTACTTCAGGTTTGGGCGTAAGAGCATAAGTTATACCCGCGAATATAACTGCTAATAATATTTTTTGTATAATAGCTGCGGCAGGACCACTACCTGCAATTACAGGAACCAAATCAATATTTTTGGGCTTACGGAAAGCTTCCATTTCTTCCCCCTTTGTTATTGATTTTTTATCAATAATAATATCGTAATGAAAACCTTCTTTCTGTAAATTAATAATTCTTCTTATGAATCCAGTTCGATTGCAATCAATAGCTTGCAATACATCTTTTGGGTTGTTTATATTAAGAATAAAGGAATCTCCGTATTCCCTTGCTAAAATCCCATGTATCCTTACAGATGTCATCTTGCAGCCTTTATCCTTTCTAGTTTATTTACATCTCCTTCAATACTTTTGGGCGTATAAATGTTAATTTTTTTTGTATTAAGGCTGTAAATCAAAAATGGTTGACAACAATTATCTGCCATTTTCACATCGAATTCTGACTCAGTTTCATCGCCCTTTATGTGACTATGAAAAACAGCAATCATTTTATAGTCTTCTTTAAAAAGCAAATAATTAAGAGGATTGATTACAAATTTGTCAGCGGGTTCATCTGAAATGTTTTCCTCTACCTGCACAATATATTTGTTTAGGTCTTCATCAAAACCCAAAAACCCACAAACTTCCTGAGTAAAGTTCTTGTGAGATATTTCTTTAATTTTATGGAGTGCGGCTTTTTCTCCTTTAATTTTAAAATGTTTCTGTATTTCTTCCATAGCTAAATCCATCAGTTCCTGGGAATCCACCGTATCTAGGGTTTGGTGGGGTTGGGTTTGACACTAAAGTAACAGGCGCTTCTTGGTAGGTTTCTTGGATGCCTGAAAAATGTCCACTTCCTGTTAAATGATAAGGTCCGACAGTATGTATATCCAGCATACCCGTTTCAGTTGTAGATCCAATAATACCTGTGGTGCCATCCCACCATGCGATAAGACTATTTCCTGTGATGTCCTCATATTGTCCCGTGCATTCGCTATAAGGTCTGGGCGCGACTGTGAAGTTGTTTTCTAAGGCATCAGCTTCTAATTCATTAGGGGGATTAATTACTTTATATAAATAATCTAATTCTGTAGCTGTTAAGACTCTATTCCATAATGCCCACGGTCCTATCGCTCCATTTATACTTGATACAAAAGTAGTGCTTTTCTCTTCATAACCATCAGTTGTAAATTGTTGCTCCACTCCTCCTAGCATAAAGGTTTGAGGGAGAGCTTTCCTATCAGCATAAGGTTCGTCGGCTGTGGGCCAATTTAGTGTCGCTCTTTTATTATAAGACTCAAAATTACCGTTCATTGCATCAGGAAAAACCTGAGGCTCTCTATTTAAACTAATAGTTAAATTAGTTTGTAATTCTTTAAATTTATCGTGAGCATTAACGTCTTCTCCGTTTTCTACAGCATTAATAAGTTCTTGAGTTCCTGTTGAGTGGACAATGGAATATTGGTTCCAGTCTCGCAAGTTTCCTTCTCTTTGGATTGGGTTCAAGCCTACTACATTGTAAATATTATCAGTGCTATCAGGGTCGGTAGTATTCAAACGGGAAGCAAAAAATGCCATGTCAGTTCCCGCACTACTACCCCTATTATCTGCTGTAGCTCCTACCTGCCCTCCTCCGATATTTATAAACCTAGAAACAGGCCAATGATCGTCATCTCTTGATGAAGTGCTTAAAATTCCTGCTCCATATGGGCTGTTAAAATTGGTGTTAGCCCAACCAACTATAGTGAAATCTCCAGTTAAGACTCCTGTGATCTCATCTGCGTGAGTGTGGAAAACTCCTGAATTTGCAGGCCCAGGATAACTATCCACACTATTAGATCCCGAAATTTTTACACAATCAAAGGTTTGTTGAACATTTTGAGATTGTCTAAATACTATATCTTGATACTCATTAAACCTTTTTTGGCAAGCGGGGAATTTTTTACTGCAACCATCTTTTTGCCAATAAGTAGGATTACCCTCTGGTGCTTGCCCTACTGTGGGGTTTGCAGTGGTTCCAGTGACACAAACATAAGCAGTTTTTAGGGGTTGCGATCCTCCGAGGTTGTCTGACAAAAAAATAGTAGGGCTTTGAACAACCACTATATCGCCTTTTACATAATTTGTTGAAGGCTCCCATACAGCGGTAGGATCAGTGAAAAAATTTATAGCTGAATTCGTGGCGTAACTGGATGGCCAATTAGGAACCACAGCATTTTCATCTGCGTCTACAAAAGGAGAACCATCTTCTTTTTCTATAGGGAAACCTTCATACCTGCAACCCTCCCCCCTATACTGCCAATAACAAAATTTAGCTACAACTCCCCGCGAGTTTACGGTAAAATTTTCTAAGTCTAAAGGAGAGTTTAGTTCAAATTCTACAAATATTTTAGATTCTTGAATTTTTCTACCCATTAACCACAGTTCATTCGTAAGCTCTGCCGTTGGGTCCGCTACGCCGAAAGGGTTTCCTCCATCAAAATTAGTATCGTCTAAAAACCTAACAGAAACTCTTTTTCTTACGACTCTTGCATTTACAAAGTCTTTGTGGTTCTGTAGGAGATTAGTGACAATATTATTAGTATTGCCGACTTTTATTTTTGGTCGCGCTAATTTTCCATCAGCTAATAAATCAAAACCCTCGCTTTCTAAAGCCAAAGGTAAATATTGCACACCTTGCCAAATTAATGATTTGTCATACAATGCTCCTCCATGAAAACCTAAAAATAAGTTTGGTTTATTGATCTTGTCAGGGTAAACCCTAAATAATTCCAATACGGCGCTGGGTTGTAAATCTAAAAGACTACTCGCTACTTCGTTTTTACCCTCTGCCGCCATGTTTATCTTTACACTTTATTATCATATAATATAATTAAGAAATGAAAATTACATATTTAAAAGATAGCACTGAGGCTTGGCCTTACTTCTACGATTTTTGTGTAAAGTCCAAACCCTACCACTATTGCTCCCTTCCGTCACATCACCTAAGAGACAAAAAAATAAAAGCAAATTTTGATGAGTTTTCTAGCCGTATCGTCTACAAGGCTGAAGATAAGGGTAAAGTCATGGGGTTTGTCTTCCTACAGCAAGAAGAATATTGCTTAGATGTTAATTTCCTGTTTGGAGTCAGGAAAAACTTTACAAGTCCCCGTTTAATTTCGGCAGCACATACGATATTCGAAGATGCCTTAAAAAAATATAATAAAAATTATTTAAAAAGCCAGATAAGAAGAACATTTAAAGTAAAATCTTACAAAAAATGGATTGAAAGATATGATAACAAAGCCATAATACTTAACGATCCACAAAATACTGTGGTTTGGTGCAATTCAGAAAAAATGAGTGTAATATTTAAAGTTGTAGGTGCTAATAAAACAACAGAGCATTTAATGGGTAAGGAAGCCGCAATGGAATCTGTCCGAAAAGGATTGCGTTCTAAAATCCGTGAAATGATTATTGAAAATCAAACTTACTTATTTGATGAAAAAAGCGTTGACTTTCTTCCTGACCGCGTTTTAATACACGGACTGTTGTCAGACGACAGAGAAAATGTCGGGAGAATAGCATTCGAATTCAAACCTCAAAAACTAGCATGAATTACGTTATTTATAGAGTATATAACCGCAAAGGACAATTCCATCATTGTTACAGTGGACAATTAGATGGAGCGCGAGAGTGGGCTATTGACTGCGCTAAAGTAGTCAGTGGCTCAGTCAGGGAGGTTTCCCCAGCAGGAGTGGAAACAGAAATTTTTTCCTCCAAACAAAAAGCTAGTGCTAAAAGTAATTAAATCACTTATAAAATCTGTAGAGCTTTTTTTGACTTTAAAAAATAAAAGGTTTTATTATGATTTGCATAAAGAGCATAGAAAAACTGAAGATGAACTTATCACAGAAATTGAAAAACTTAGGAGCACTGGCGATAGTAATGACGCTACCCGCGCTGACCTCTTGCGGAAGCGGCTCCGTATCGAAAATGAGCAATTTGAACATCTATCAGCCTTCTACTCTAAGGTTGAAGAAGAATAATTCCGTTTCTACCAAAGATGGTATATACACCCCTCAGAAGGATGAAGTGTGGCACTCTGATGCTCGCTATAGGGAGCTAGAAAGGGAAGTATTCTATTTACCTAGACACCAAATACTGAGCGATAAATAATTCCATTTAGGGGTTGACAAAAATTTCCCACTCACTAAAATACATAAATATGAAGACACTACTGTTTAGTCTCGTAACACTGTTGGGCGTTACTCTTGGTAACGCAGGTATTAGCGCTGTAGATCTTGCAGAAAACATTTCTGTGGATGCTAGCGTTTCTTACAGCAATCTTTCCACTAGTGGCGGCTTGGCTGTCAGGGAGGATTCTTTGGGTTACTCCGTGCTTCTTGGCACTTCGTTTGAAGGTGGGGTTGCTTCGGTTGGCGTTGATATCTACGATGCTGACGGAGGAACTGACACTGACCTTTCGATTTCTTGGGCGCGTCCAGTAACTATTCTGGGGCAATCTCTTGAAGCAGAGATTTATCTCCAACAAATCGAATCTTCTTACGGAGGTTGGGAGGAAGCTGGTCTTGGTCTGACCTATTCTAATGAATGGGCAGATGTAACTGCTACTTTCTGGCATGAACTAGGGACTGATGCTTCTTATGGAGTTGAAATCACTGTTTCCCGTGACTTTACTGTTCCTGTAGAGAATCTTACCGTTAGTCCATTCGTTGCTGTAAATATTGCTAACGATTATAATGCAGTAGAGGTGGGGGTTTCTGCTGATTATGATTTCGGTAATAATCTTTCTGTAGGTGCAAAAGTTTCTTATAACCACAATGATGTAGATGGTTCTGCCTATGCTCTCGATAACGATTGGGTTGTAGGTGCAGGGTTTAACTACAAATTCTGATTGTAACCCCCAACAAATAATAAAAAAAGCCTCCCGAAAAAGGGAGGCTTTTTTTATATTCGGTGTAAATAAATAAACATGGAACCCGAAAAGTCTATTTTAAAGGAGTTTCTTAACGGAGGATGGTTAGTCCCGCTGGTGGGTGCTGCTGCGATGTTGGCTAGACTTTTGTCGGGTGACAATGAACTATCGTGTAAACAGCAATTAAAGAGAATATTAACAGCAGCTATTGCTGCGGGTGTAGCTTGGTTTATTTTAGAACAAACTGATGTGTCTTCCCTTACGAAAGCTATTACTTATGGTATCATTGGCGTGGTTAGTCCAGAGGTAATTAGTGGCATAGTCAAACTAGGGGAAAGGTTTGCTAAAAACCCAGAAAAATTTATTAAAAAATGAGACCCAAGTTCATAGTTTATTGCCTAGCGGCAATTTGTTTAACGTTTGGCTGGAGAGGAACAACTCTTACAGAAGATATAAATAATACCCTAGCAGAAAATGCTCGCCAATCAGAATCCTCTATCATGGAGATCGGAATGTGCTTTGATTGGTATGGCGTGATTATCGTAGATTCTGTGATAAAAACTTCCCACGGTATTATATCTCCTAGTGAAATGGTTGAGGTTCTAGAGGAGGAAAGCGCAAATAAAGATGAATATCTAGAGGGATACAAGAAAGATATTACTCCCGATGAGACTGAGTATGCAGATTTTGTTTTTGAGCAAGAGAAGAAAATAAGTTCTTATGTTAGTAAGTTGATCGAGTGGGGAAATAAAGAAGACGTTAATAGCATTAAAGCTTCCATCCCTCACATGTATACAATGACCGATCCGACTATCGAGGCCATCAATAATATTATGGATACTAAGATGTATTATAATGAAAGAAAGTCTGAGGACTTATATTGCAGAATAGATGAATACAGAAATTTTATGATTTTAACGGTTGTTCTTTCGATTGTAATGTCAGTGTGTGCATCATTTAGTAGGAGGTGTAGATGAATTTTAAAGGGAAAAAAGAAGTAGTTAAAGCTGTTCAAAAGCTTTTAGGAGTTTCTGCTGATGGGGCAGACGGTCCTGTGACATGGAATGCTATCTTAGCTAAACTATCTACCAAGGAACCTGTTGTTTCTGGTAGCAGCATACCAGAAAAAATGGTCGCTCTCGCTAGGAGGGAAATAGGAGTCTCTGAGGTTGATGGTAGTAACTGTGGGCCAAGGGTCGATGAATATAAAGCTGCCACATGGTTAGATCCTGATAAGGGTTGGCCTTGGTGTGCTGCGTTTATATGTTGGCTAGTTAGGGAGTCAATAGAGGGAGAGACTGTTGCATTTAATCGCCCACAGACTGCTGGAGCTTGGGACTTTGAAAACTGGGCTAAAAAACAAGCTACTAATGGTGTAGAGTTGAGGAAACCTACAAACGAAGACATTAAAGCTGGTGACATAGTTGTTTTTAGTTTTTCCCATATTGGTTTAGCTGTAGCTGATGTAGATTCAAGTGGTTATGTTAAAACTATTGAGGGTAATACTAATGGGGCGGGTAGTAGAGAGGGTGGCTCAGTCCTAGAAAAGAACAGGCACGTTTCTAAAATAAGAAGTAGGATACGAATTCTGTAATTTTTTGTTGACACTAGAGGTCGTATCTCTATTATTGGTTTTGATGAAAGACAAAGCGATCAAAATCCGCAAAAAAGATCTCTATGAATATATCATTGGGGAAGCTGGTTATCATCCCATTGAGGTGGCTCTTGATGAAAATTACTTATTCAATGAACGGTATGAAATTTTTGATGCCTTCATTTATGACTGTGCTTTAAAAAAGAAAATTGTTCAAGGTGTTGATTATATTAACTTTGTTAAAGAAGTAGACAAATTGAGACAAATGAAATTGAGCGGCAAGGACATCAGTAAAAGAGAGACTATTTCCATGTGCATAGAGTTATATGAGATCGCTCCTAAAACTGTTTTAATTGATGACAGTTCAGTATTAGATCTTCCTGATCTCCCTACGCCAAACGCCCAAAAAATCAAAGAAGTATTTGGTCTAGAAGATATAGATACTTCGAAGTTTGCTGATTTTAAAATGACTGAAGAGGATCATGCTTTACAAGAATACGAAAAACAAAAAAAAGAACTATTCGAAGGGCTTGAAGAAAATGAGTAAATTTTTAGAATTAGAAAGCAACGTAATCCGTTGGGCGCAAGAACGAGGCATCTTTGATAGGGGGGATGCCTTGGCTCAGTTAGACAAGACAGAGGAAGAGCTTGACGAAACAATCAATGCTGTAAAAGCTTTGGAGAACTGGGAGTGGGCAATTCAGGCTGACCCAAAAAATGTTAACCCCGAAACAATAAAGTCTTTGAAGAACGAGGTCGCTGATGGCATTGGTGATATGCTGGTGACGATCATTATCGCGGCTGAAATGCTTAATCTTCAGATTCTTGATTGTTTACAGTTAGCTTACGATGAGATCAAAGACAGAACAGGTAAAATGGTTGATGGCCAATTCGTTAAAGACAAATGAAAAAGAAATCAGGAAGTTCCTACGAGGAAAAGAAAAAAAAGAGTTATAAAGGATTTAATTCTAGAAAAAAAACTTCTTTCAACAAGAATAGTAAACACTATAAGAAGAAGTATAGGGGCCAAGGTAAAATTAAGTGAACCTAGTTAATGACATTCCTATTACCGTTGACGATTTCGAGCATGTAAGCTGCATCGTAGAAATCCCTAAGGATACTAATACAAAATACGAATACAACGAAAGATTAAATATCTTTGAGTTAGATAGGTGTTTAGTATCCTCTTTACAATACCCAATAAACTACGGCTTCATTACTCAAACCTTAGCGTTAGATAATGATCCTTTAGATGTTCTGATTTTCAATCATGATCCCATCGACAGGGCTAGTCTAGTCAGGTGTAGGGTGATGGGTGTGTTGGGTTTCGAAGATGGCGGTAAGATAGACAACAAGGTCATTGCCGTTCCCCATTGGTCTCCTCAAGAAAAATATTCTAAACTTGGCGACATCGAATCCTCACACCTAAAAATATTTAGGCAGTTTTTTAAAATATATAAAATAGATCGCAACTCAGAAACTAAAGTGGGAGAGTGGAGATGCGCTAATACTGCTTTAAAAACAGTAAAAGAGTCACATCGTAGATGGGTAAACGGAGCTTGGAATTAAAAATTATGTTGAAATCCTATAAAAAGTGTAAATAATAGTAACAACAAATAAATATCATGGATGTCATTTTACAATTATTTCAGGATAACCCTTGGTTTGGCGTAGTAGCAGCGGCTATCGCTTTTGCTTCTGCCATTACTGCTGCTACCCCTACCCCTAAAAAGGGTAGCTTTTGGGCTAAGGTTTATGGGATTATCGACTGGGCTGCTCTGAACATTGGAAAAGCCAAAGATAAAGGAGAATAAGTTACTTAATTTTTCATAAAAACCTCCGTCCCCTGTGGTCGGGGGTTTTTTCTTGCAATAGGGAACCCAATAGATATAATAAGCGTATGATGTCAGATAAGGCACGGGGCTTGTCAGGCTCTAAGCATGTAGCCCACACTCAGAAACTAATGGATGAGTCTACTGAAAGGTATCAACATTCATGCCTTTCTGCTACGTTGAGCATAAAAAAAGCTACAAAAAAACAAGACATAGGCCATGTTGACTTTGTAGTAGAGGGTGAGACAGTAGATTTAAAAGGATTAAAAAACTCTACCCGAGAAGGTAAGATCCTTCTGGAATTTCTAAATGTCGCTGGCAAGACAGGTTGGTGCAATGAAAACGGAACTCCCTTATGGATAGCCTTTGATTTCGGGGCTTTCTTTCTACATGTTAAAAATATTGATTTGTATAACCTAGCAAAAGAAAAATGTAATTTACGTGATACAGTTGGTCGAGTTGACTCCTGTCTATATAAAGGTTATCGCCGTAAAGGGAGAAAAGATTTAATGTCTATGGTAACTCTTAAAGATGTTTTAGAAAATTGCGAACATTGGTTTTTACCATACGCAAAATATCAAATACCTATTGAAGAACTTTAAGTGTAAGAAAAAGTATGTCTAGTCCTCAACAATTACTCATGGAGCAAAACGGAGTCCCAGGTGGTCAATACGTTATAGATGATGGCACACTTGTTACGGGGGAGTGGTTTGCTGTTCAAGCGATTGAAGCTACAACTATAGAGGGGCTTACTACTTGCAATATCAGCGATATTTCAGGTTGTGTTATCCCTGCTGGATCTACAATTTTTGGTAATTTTACTGTGGTTAACTGCTCTGGTAAAGCTATTCTTTATAATGTATAATGCTTAAGCTAGGGCAAAACTTAGGGACTCACGCCACACCTAAAGCGGGATTCCCTTTAGACGAGATTTCTGTAGCTCCTCAGGGTGCATGGGGGTTAAGAAGATTATCTTCTTCTTATACTGGCCCCGCCCTTATTTCCAACAGCACTAGTGGTTACACCGCTACCATTTATTTTGACTCTAACGGTGAAGTAAGTTTAAATAGTCCTACAAGCCAAGCTGATTACCCAACATTGAAAGACTGGGCTTTTAACGAGGGGGATGGGAATCTTTGGGTCAGCACTTGGTATGATCAGTCAGGTGGAACGGCTCGTAATGCGACTCAGACTATCGCAGGTGACATGCCGATGCTTGTTAATGCAGGAGTTTTGGTAAAACAAGGGAGCCTTCTCTTTGCTGATGATTATTTTAAGGTTTTAAATTATGCATTCCCTAACCCTAATGATAGCTGCACTATTTTAGCTGTCGCTCGCCCCACAAATTCAGACGCAATGGGAATCGTTACGGACATCGAGAATTTCAACGATGGGGTGGAATTAATTTATGCTAGCAATAGCTGGGATTGGCGTATTAAAAATACAGATTTAAATAATAACCCAATAGATCCAAACATAAATGGTAAAGTCCAATTAGCCATTGCCCTCTACGATACAAGCTTAGGTTCCAATCAATCAAAACTTTTTGTTAATGGCACAGTAGTATCCAAGGATTGCACAGAAGACAAACATGTGGCTAGCACCGATAGGTTCAGAATCGGAGCCAGAATAACGACAAGCAATCAAATGGATGGCAATATCTCTGAAGCTATGATTTGGGACTCAGCTTTATCTGATTCCAATATCCAAAAACTTCAGAATAATATCTTTATTCACTACTCCATTCCCAAAGGTTCCGCAGGTTAAATTTCTCCTTGACTTTTTTGCGCGTCAGTAGATAATGTCTACCGACTATGGACCTTGATGATTGCGACTTGTATTTCGCTGATGATGCCATTCGCTTCACTGGCTTAGATGAATGTGCTGTAGGTGTTGACCAGAGAGGTTATATAGTCTACTCCTATCAAAAGATGCTTGAGCATTTTATGAAGGAGATGAGTTACGAAGAAGCCGAGGAATGGATCGGTTTCAATGTCGTGGGCATCAAACCTGATACATATACTGTTGTATATAATGAACAATAAATTAAATAAAATAGGATACCTGTTACTGTCAATTTTCGCAGGTTTAACAGTGGGAGTAGTCTTGTCTGTTTATGTTGGTATACTTGCTTGCATACAAACTCTTATTGGGTTTCCGATGAGGGTATATTACGGATGCGTGGCTAACGCAATGGCTAGAAAATTTGCGGATTCTGATACACCAGAAGATATTTGGAGTCGGCACATCGAAAAAATAGAAGAGAATAACACAAAAAACTAATGGCTACAATACATGTAAGTAGATGGAATCATAATATTGGCTTGTCTGACCCCAAGTATTCCCTTATCTTAAGAGATAATAAAATAAGTAAAAAGATTTTAAGTCTATTAAAAATAAAATCTGAAAACGATAATTTAGTTTTTCCTTTCTTTTCTTTGTTGAATCCAAATAATATTATCGGAGCTTACAGAGCCAAGTCAAATAAAAGAGAAGAATACAAAGGGTTAAAGGGTTGTGCTAACGATTATCTTTATCCCCTTTGTGTCCCTAATGTTGAATTAGACCACAGCAAAACTCTTAACCTTGTTAAGTCCCCTCTAGCTGTAGCTAAATATTTGAGTGATGACAGAAATGCTATAGCATATTGTCGGCAGGATAAAGTATCCGATAGCTTAATTGAGTATATTGTTAATAATAATATTAAGGAAATAAACTGCGTAGGTTTCAAGAGGAAATATATTATAGAGTATAAGCTCAGTGAATACGGACACGATTGCTTGATAACATAATGAATACAAAAGAACTACTCCAACTACATGATGAAACCTGCAAGGCTTGCAGGATAATCATGGAAAAGAAAAACAGTGATTATACTGGAGGGAAAAACGCCACAGACATATTCGCTAATTTTAATGCATCTAAGATACTGGACATTCATCCTGTGCAGGGTTTGCTCCTCCGTGTAATCGACAAAATAAAAAGAATCTATTCATTCACCAACGATAGAGAACTTTCTGTCCCAGATGAAACTGTAGAAGATGCTTGCGATGACATAGTAAACTACGCTATCTTAGCCAAGGCGATGCTTCTAAAGGAGAGGCGAGGACCAACGAGACAATTGACTGAAGAGCAAGAACTTGAAGGAGAAAAACGTATTGATATCATTGGGCGTAACGGTAACGAAGGTCTTCATTACTCCCAGATCGAACAGGATTCTCCAAATAAAGAAACCTACCCATCTGATATCGGGTGTGACTAGGCGGGATAGCCCAATGGCAGAGGCAAGCGACTTAAAATCGCTAAAGTGTGGGTTCGAATCCCACTCCCGCTACCAATGTTATGAATATATTTGCAGTAAATAACAACCCCAAAACAGCAGCTCAAGAACTGTGCGATAAACACGTTGTCAAAATGATTTTGGAGTCAGCACAAATGCTGTGTGCCGTGTTTCCGAACGGAGATGCTCCATACAAGAGAGCATTCTACAACCATCCTTGCACTAGGTGGGCTAGAGAGTCGGTAGAGAACTACGAGTGGTTGCTAGATCACGCTTACGCTATGTGCCAAGAGTATACTAGACGCTATGGCAAGGTGCATAAGTCTCTCGACACTATCCAGTGGTGTGGATCTAATTACCACAAGCTAAATATACCACGCAAAGGATTGACTAAGTTCGCACAAGCGATGCCAGAACAATACAAAAACGATTGTTCTGTTACCGCATATAGGGCATATTATAACGGAGAAAAAGCTTACTTTGCAAAATGGACTAAAAGAGATCAACCCGAATGGTTTCAAAATAAATAAAAAGTCCCGCAGATAGTGTAAATATATATATCAAGCTACTATCTGCCATAGCGAGCCTACTTGTTCTTACATTTTCATCTTTAGGGTTATCTCAAGAATCTAAATCTAACCTATTTGGGTTTCATTCAGAAATAGTAAGAGCAAATACTTATAATTTAATAGGTATAAATGTGGCTACTCAGCCTCACGGTAGATTAGTAAGAACTATAGGACAAGCTTTTGGCTCTGAAAACGCAGCAGGTTTAAAGAGTCCTACGTTTGGATTTGATAGCAACGATCCGACAGAGGCAGATATAATATGGATTTGGCGTGATGATGGTTCTTGGTTGGGGATATACTACAATGACCAAGACTTAACAACCGAAATACCCCCGATGACAAGGGGTTGGAAGGCTATTGGTTTCGGGGACACTAATGCATCCCGAGTTGTTATACCTGAAAACGGGGGCTTTTTTCTACAATCTAGACAAGAAAGAGATTGGTTGTTAGTTTTTGGAGGAAATGTTAATGCTTCCCCTAAATTTTT